GGGTAGATGAGGATGGCGACCTGAACGCTAGTCTCATGGGACCAAAAGCAAACTAGCCCCGAAGGGCTAGTGAGGTCAGAACACGCATTGTTCGTACATACAGTACGGGTCTAACTGAGAGACTGCTAGGAACAGAATCCCGGTGAATGCAACTAGCATGAAAAGCATTGACAGGAATTCGCAGGCTGCTGGGTGACGTTCATAAAACGAACGGCTCCAGTTTGTGGTGATGTCATAGCGGTTCATGCTTCGACTTGCTCCTCGGCGTTGCGCTCGAATGCTTCTAGTTCAAGTTCTCCGGCATAATAATCATCCAACTGTTTTGCAGTAAGCGGCCCAAAGGCTTGTCCAGTTTCCAGTTTGGTAACAATGTAGCCGTGGATGTTTTCTGAGTTCATTTTGTAGTCTCCGTATACGCTGTAGTGCGTAGAGTTATTGGAACATAAAAAACTAGGCCGCGCTATCGTATTTACTTATGCGGCCCATAAGTGTTTGCTTATGCTGCTGCACGCCCTTTAGGGATAGCGAGGATGAATGAGCCGCAGCAGTTGGAAACGCGATAACCAGTAAAGCGGTCAGTCTCGAATGCGCTGAAGTAGTCGGCCGACATGAGAACGAACCATGCTCCATTGATGCCGAGATTGTTCTCGTGACCAGCAACACGCTCTGCCAACTGAAACATCTCGTGACGCTGAGTGACACAGTCGGTCATGCTATCGAAGCTGCTAGTCTTGCGGATATAAAGTTCCGGATTGTTGCGGATGAACTTCTTGATGGTGGCAAGAGTGATGCGGCTCATGTCTGTCTCCCGTGTAGTAGATAGTCAATCGCTATCCGTGTAAGTATGAGAACACAAATTTCGGTCTAGTGCTATCAGAGTTTCTTATAGTTCGGCAGGGAACAATTCGGGGAAAGTTCGCTCGAGTTCAGCCATACTGGAACAGGCAAACTCCCGCGCCACGAGCATATCTCCAAGTTCCTCGTCATCTATAGAGCGTACACACTTTGCCAAATCCCAAAAGGCATTACGGATTGCGTTAGTTTGTTCCTTGGTCATATCAGCCTCCGATGGTGAGAAGTTCAAATGCGCTACGGGCGCGTTGCTCAGACACTTTCTTTTCAACGTAATGGAAGCAAATGCCTGTAGTGTTGCGGATAACGTCATAGCCTGAACCGCGCTTCTGAATCCTGATAACTGAGCCGCTACGAAGTTTGCGAGTCTCGATGATGGTTGCCATGATTGCCTCTCGTTGTGTTTAGTAATAGTCACACAATTTCTGGCCGCGTGCTATCAGAGTTTTTTATAGGTCAGTTAAGCAACACGAACCTTGCTAGGATTAAGCAGTTCTTTTGCATTGTTGACTGCATTAAAGATGGCAAGGTATTGTTCATTGTCAGGATTTCGCAGGTCGGACTCTAGGTTACTGTCCCATGCAAAGGTATTGACCCAGTGGGCAAGAGCGCGGGCTTGAGCAGCGTTAAGAGTGATAGTGACGGTATCCATGATGGTTTCCTATACAGGGGCCGAAGCCCCTAGAGTGATTATCGATAACCGAATTGCTGAGCAATAGCCAGTTCAGCCGGAGTAAGTTTCCTAGTAGCAGCGAGAGACTGAGCAAACTCTCTAATCTCTCTGCCGCAAATAGCCTTTACCATAGAGACTTCAAAAGGCGAATGGCACGATTGAATATCACGTTGCATTGCTTCATATAGTTGCTTAACGGTCCACGGTTGCATGATGTTTCCTTTAGTGGGGGCTTTCGCCCCCGTGAGTGATTAGACTGCAACAGCAGGAAAGAAAGACATTTGATAAGAGCGGCCAAGATTGAATGCTGCGTCCTCTTTAGTAAGACCTTGCATTGCATCACCGACTTGATTGCCGTCAAGGTCAACGCCGTAGGCAATCCAGACACGATGACTCTTGCTGTAGTAGGTAATGACCGAAACGATTTCTTCCACGACTGTCTCCTGTGTAGTCACACTCGTTGTTGAGTGCGTAGAGAGATAGTCCCATACTTTTCTAGTCTGTGCTATCAGACTTTCTTATAGTTGTCTCAACACTTCCTTATGGTGCAATCATGAATGAGAATGATTCTCACGACAACAAAGTAGTGAGCAATAGGAAGCCTCCTAACGCTGGCATGGGTCGCCCGAAGGGAGTGCCTAACAAGGCCACGTCTACTGTGCGTGAGGCTATCGCTAACCTTCTGGAGCGCAATGGCGAGAACATGGACGCGTGGCTACAGATGGTTGCCTATGGCGATGAGTCTCTGAAGGTGAAGGCGCAGCCAGATAGGGCACTAGAGATTATGGCTAAACTCTCTGAGTATCACATTCCGAAACTGGCTCGCACCGAAGTAACTGGTGACGGTGGCGGTCCTCTTTCTATCAAGGTAGTGAGTGGAGTCGATGACTGAGAAAGTTATTGATACTGGGTATCGTCCTCGAGAACCTCAAAGGGCTATCCATAAAGCGGTTGCTGCTAATCGGTTCACTGTAGTTGTTGCACATAGACGTATGGGCAAAACTGTTGCAGCAATCAATCAGCTAATTCACTCTGCCCTCAAGAATGGTAAAGAGGCCCCTAGATACGCTTACATCGCCCCGACCTATGGTCAGGCTAAGAGAATCGCTTGGGACTACCTAGAACGCTTTACACGCCCTCTGGATGCCAAGCTAAACGTATCTGAACTCAAGTCCGAGTTCTACGGTAGGCGTATCCAGTTATACGGCTCAGATAATCCTGACAGTCTGCGCGGTCAGTATTTTGACGGAGTAGTTATCGATGAGATTGCTGACCAAGACCCGAAGATCTGGAATGAGATCATTCGTCCGGCCCTTGCAGACCGTAAAGGGTTCGCGCTGTTTCTCGGCACTCCGAAGGGTCGCAATCATTTCGCAGATTTTAGAGATAGGGCAGAAACGTCCCCGGGTTGGTCGCTACTGGAATTCAAGGCTAGCGAGACTGGGATTCTCGATAGTGCCGAACTGGCATCCGCAGAGAAAGAAATGGGTTCCGATAAGTACCAGCAGGAGTTTGAATGCTCGTTCCATGCTGCAGTCGAGGGCGCTTACTACGGTTCGCTGATTAACCAGTTAGAAACTGACGAGAGAATGTGCCGTATACCTCATGAGAGCCTCGCTAAGACATTTTGCGGGTGGGACTTAGGTATGAGTGACAGTACGGCTATTTGGGTGGCTCAAATCGCGTCTAAAGAGATTAGGCTAATCGACTACCATGAGAATCACGGTGTCGGTCTAGACCATTACTTCGAATGGCTGCAGGGCAATGGCTATCAACACGCTACGCAGATTCTTCCGCACGATGTAGAGGTAAGGGAACTGGGCACCGGTAAATCTCGCAAAGAGATTCTCATTGAGGCAGGACTAGAAGTAACAGTTGCTCCAAGATTATCCGTAGCGGATGGGATACAAGCAGTCCGCCAGTTACTGCCTCGCTGCTGGTTCGATATTGACAAGACTAAGACCGGTCTAGATGCATTAAGAAACTATCGCCGAGAATATGACGAAAAACGGGCTGTCTTTTATGATAGACCGTTACATGACTGGTCTAGCCATGCTGCTGACGCTTTCCGGTATCTTGCTATTGGTCTAAACGAAGGCACTTCCACTTGGGATAAGCCTCTTAATATAAATTCCTCATGGGTGGTTTAATGGATGCATATTCGCTTAAGTCGCTAATCGAATCTGAGATTGATGGCGCAGTAGGTTATCTGGAGTCTGAGACTACTGAGCAGCGTAGACAGGCACTCTCTGCGTATCTGCGCGACCCATACGGGAATGAGGTCGAGGGACGCTCTCAGATTGTCACTGGTGAAGTCGCTGAAGTAATTGATGGTGCCCTGCCTCAACTCATGCGTGTTTTCTCTGGTGATGAGGTTGTGCGCTTCGAACCTGTATCTCCGGGTGATGAGGAAGCCGCTAAACAGGCAACTGACTATTGCAACTGGGTACTGAATCGGGATAACGAAGGATTCCTGATTATGCGTAACTGGTTTTTCGATGCTCTACTCCAAAAAGTAGGTATCGTTAAAACCTATTGGGATACTAAAGTCGATATTAACAAAGAGACTTATCAGAACTTAACCGATGATGAACTGGTTATGCTTTTGTCTGATAGTAAGTTTGAGATTGTTGCCCAAGACACTCAGGAATTGATTGGCCAGATGGGTATGGTCACTCGATTGCACACGGTACAGGTAAAGGAACGGAATGAAACTGGAACGGTGAAAATCGAGAATGTTCCTCCTGAAGAATTCCTTATCTCGAAACGTGCTCGCAATATCCAAGACAGTCCGTTTGTGGCTCACCGCCGTCTGGTTACTCGTGGCGAACTGGTGGCTATGGGTTTCGACAAGGATGTGGTTTCTTCCCTACCTGCCAACGACAGTCTTTCTTTTACGCCAGAGCGTGTAGCACGATTCTCTGAGGGTGAACAGCCTCACGATATGCAGTCGCTAGACTTTGATATGCAAGAGGTCGAGGTCTTTGAGTGTTATGTGGTCACTGGTGAGAAATACGCTGAGGAAGATGATTCAGAAATGGATGACTCCGAAATGGACGATTCCGAAATGGATGATTCAGAAATGGATGATGAGGAGGACGAGGTTGGTCTGACTCATCGTTATAAGATTTTCTATGCAGGTAATGAGATTCTGAGTAAAGAGGAATGCGACTTTATCCCGTTCCACTCTATTTGCCCGTTGCCTATTCCGCATAAGTTCTATGGTCAATCTCTTGCTGACCGCGCAACTGACCTGCAACTTATTAAGACCACTCTGACTCGTCAGATGTTGGATAACCTTTACCTGACGAACAACAATCGGATGATTGCAGTTGATGGTCAGGTGAATCTTGACGACCTGCTGACGACTACTCCGGGTGGCGTAGTACGGGTCAAGAATCCGAATGCCGTCTCTGCACTCTCTGTGCAGTCTGTAGCGGCTCAGACATTCCCGATGATGGAATATATTGACGGAGTGCAAGCAAAGCGTACAGGTGTCTCTGACGCGCAGCAGGGGCTTAATCCTGACATCCTGCAAAACGTCACTGCTACTGCTGTAGCCGCTATGACTTCGCAGGCGCAAGGCAAACTTGAACTGGTAGCCCGTACATTTGCTGAGACAGGCGTTAAGAGCCTCTTTAGGGGAATCCTATACCTAGCCACTAAGTATTCGGAAAAGCCTCGTATTCTGCGTCTCAGGGGCAAATATGTACCTTTTGACCCGCGCACTTGGAAAAGTAGTTATGACGTAACCATTAACGTCGGGCTTGGCAATGGAAATCGGAATGAACAACTTGCTATGCTCCAGATGGTGCTTTCCAAGCAAGAGGAAATCCTTAAGGGATTCGGCCCTGCCAACCCGCTTGTCTCTGTATCTCAATACCGGAATACATTGGCGAAGATGGTTGAAGCCGCTGGTATTAAGGACGTAGACGGTTACTTTAAGCCTGTCACTCCTGAAACTGATGCAATGCTTGAGCAACAAGCCTCGCAACAGCAACCTGACCCGAATACGCAAGCCGCGCAAATGCTTGCACAGGTAGA